AAAGGAATTGAATATATCGCATCTCGTTATGCTTCGGAGTTAATGTAATGAGTGATTTTATCGTTAATTCATTCCAATTACCTAATTCGGTCGTAGATGAATTGCTAGCCGATTTAACAGGTGCGGAATTGAAATGTTACTTACTTGTGGTTAGAAAAACAAAAGGCTGGAACAAGGAAGAAGATGCTATTTCTGTGAGCCAGTTTATGAAAGTTACAGGGTTGAGTAATCGAAAAGTTATAGATGCCTGTGAGCGACTTGTTGAATTAGGCTTACTTGAGCAAAAAATCGGTTCAAACAAAACCAAAGTTTTCTCGGTAAAAGACTACAAAACATCAAGTAGTGAAGAAAGTTCACTAGTGAAGAAAGTTCATAGCACTAGTGAAGAAAGTTCACTTTCGGTAGTGAAGAAAGTTCACACACAAAATAACAATATAAATAACACTACTAAAAATAACAATAATAATACACGCACTGCAAAAACAAACGTAAAAGAGCTGCTTGCTGAATATGGTGTTACAGGTCAGCTTGCTGATGAATTTATTGCCCATCGTAAATTCAGAAAAGCACCAATCACTAAAAGAGTGATGGCTTTAATTGCTAACAATGCTCGCATAGCTGGAATTGAAACATCGTTTGCTATTGAAATTATCTTGGCTAAAGGCACTTGGGTTACGTTTGATGCAACTTGGAATTGGCAATCAACCGCCTCTTCATTGCGTAATGAAAAAGGCAAAACAGGCAAATTTGATGCTCACAATGGTTTAAGAGATAGAGATCTTGGAAAAACAGAAATTCCAAGTTGGGCTTTAGACGGTAAAGACGGTAAAGACGGTGAAAGCGAGGTGTAATCATGGATAAAAGAGAATTACAAGAAAAGCTAATCAGTCTTAAATCAGAGTACAAAAACGCAATCAACGGCTTGCCAGTGGCTGAAAATCTACTACCAAGCAAACAGGTTAAGGCGCACTGTCCGAAACATGGCGAATTTACTAAGTATGTAAGAAAAGTTGAGCTTATCGGCAAAGCGTTTGAAACAAAATGCCCGCACTGCATCAAAGAAGAAATTGAATTGATTGAGCAGCAAATTAGAGATTTTGATAACGAGAAAAGACAAGCAAAAATCAAAGAGCTAAAAGATAAATCAGGCATCCCGCTAAGATTCGCCTCAGCTAACTTTGATAGCTATATCGAAACCGCTCAAAATCGCTTGGCTAAGAAGATTTGCCAACGCTATGCAGATAAATGGTTAGAGCGATTCAAATTAGGCGGTGGATTGGTATTTTGCGGCAAGCCTGGAACAGGGAAAAATCATTTAGCTTGCGCCATTGCTAATAGCGTGATCGAAAATCATCAATCCGATGTGTATCTAACCACTGTAATGCGGATCATCCGAAAAGTTAAATCAACATGGGGTAAAGATTCCGATTTAACTGAGGAAGATGCAATTAAATTTTATTGCAGTAAGAGCTTATTAATAATTGATGAATTAGGCGTACAGTTCGGTACAGAATCAGAAAAAATCATTTTGTTTGAAATTATCAATGAGCGATACGAGCAAATGCGGCCAACAATTCTAATTAGCAATCTGACTGAGGAAGAATTAGGCAAATACATTGGCGACCGTATTATCGACCGAATGAAAGAGGGTCAAGGTGCAGTGATTAAATTTGATTGGGAGAGTTACAGAAAATGATGGAACAAAAATTTGATAAAGATACCTATCCAACTCCATTATCAATTTTTAATCCGCTTGATAATGAGTTCGTCTTTACTTGTGATGGCTGCGCCAGTGCTGAAAATGCCAAAGTGCCTGAATTTTTTATCACAAAAGAACAGGATTTTTTAACTTATCCGCTAAATGATGAAAGCGTATTCGTGAATCCTCCATATAGCAAACCATTGCCATTTATTGAAAGAGCAGTAAGCCTCTTTGAAAACAATAATTGCCTAGTCGTTATGCTGCTCCCTATCGATATATCGACAAAATGGTTCACTTTGGTTACGCAAAAAGCAACTGAAATCCGTTTTATCGTTGGTGGACGAATTAAATTCCTAAACGGTGAAACAGGTAAATATGTTGATGTTTGTCGTGGAAATGTAATTGCAATTTTTAATCCATATCAAAGAGCGATGAATCAAGTTATCCGACACGTTCATATTGATTCATTCAAGGATTTAGAGTGGCGTAAAAAATAGTAAATCCACTAGACGGAACATCAGGAAGATGGGCAAAAGTAAACGTAAGCAAAAAACGGAAATTTTTGCAGTTAAATATGCCAATGGTGCGGTTGTAGCTGAAACGGATTATGACCGCAATTTACTCAAGGGGTTGCCGGTTGGAAGTGCGGTAAAAATTATACCAATTAGCAACAATCGTAATTATCAACATCATAAGAAATTTTTTGCATTGCTAGATTGTGGATTTGAGTATTGGCAGCCTGAATTTAGCGTGCTTACGCAAGCAGAAGAATGGATTGCTCAAGCGGTTGCAAAAAAGATAGCGATTGCCGCAAACGATGAAGATTTTTATCAAAGAATAACAAAACCAATAGCTGATAGCGTGCTTGCAGATGTGCGATTAAATCGAGAATCAAAGCTCGATTATGAGGGGATGAAAACGCTTGAATCGTATTTAGATCACGTTATGAAAAAAGCGGGCTTTTACGATATTAAGCCGGTTCAAGATGGTGGAACAATTAAAGAGAGATGGTCAATATCATTCGCCAATATGAGCCAAGAAAAGTTCAACAGTGTTTACAAAGGAGTGTATGGCGTAATTTGGAATGAAACACTATGCAACATTTATGAAAGTGAATCTGATTTAAATAACAGAATTGATCAATTAATGGCATTTGGAGGATAAGCGAATGGAATCGCTAAATTACATCATTTTACTATTAGGCTTTATGGCTGCACCGTCTTTGACCTTTATCGTTGCGATCATTTTTCAAAATTACATCACTAGAGTTATTTTCCATTGGACGGCTTGCGTTAGCATGGTTGGCTTTTGGCTTTCGATAGTGATTGGATTTGGTTATTGGTTAGCTAAACATCTTGGATAGGCGAGGAAAATAAAATGGCTAATTTACGCAAGGAGGCGAAAGGGCGTGAATGTCAGGTAAGAATTCCTGGTATTTGCACAGGCGAAAACGAAACAGTGGTATTGGCGCACTATACAAGCTCTTGGCTCAGAGGCATGGGAAGTAAGCCGCATGATATTTTTGGAGCTTATTGTTGTGCAGCTTGCCATAACGCAATCGATGGGAGAGTAAGAACAAATTATTCCCGAGAGCAATTAAGACTTATGCACGCTGAGGGAGTATTAAGAACAATCAACATTTTACTCAAGGAGGGGAAAATATGTCTGATTGGTTAGAGATTGCATTACCTTACCCGCCATCTGTGAACCATTATTGGCGGCATACACGAAACGGACGGCATTATATCAGCGAGGCCGGCAGAAAATTTAAAACGGAGGCTTTGAAAATTTTACAACAATTTGCTCCATTTACAGGCTCAGTGGCGATTTGCCTTGATGTGTACTATCCCGATAAACGCAACCGTGATCCAGATAATATAAACAAAGGGCTTTTTGACAGTTTAGTCGCCTCAGGATTAATACAAGACGACAACAACAAAGTGATAAAAGATTTTCGCAGCAAAAATTGCGGGATTAAAAAAGGCGGAATGGTAGTGGTTAAAATTAGAGGGCTTGAAAATGAGTAAATCTATCGAATTATTGGTTAAATTACACAATCCAAAATGCGTTAGCGTTGAAACCGTCGGTCGTGGTGGCGTGGCATTGCTTTATAAAGAGCAAATTATTTGCGCCTTTGCTCAGGCCGAAAATAAACACATGCTAGGGTATCATCTTCTGATGAGCAAATACCGCCAAGAAAAATCCTCAAGAGAATTTGTTGATAGTTATGTTGATGCGTGGTGTGAAGAGTTTGGGCATCCAGAGCATTCCACAGAGGCTTTAAAATACGTTGTGGATATAGTTTGCGATCTTCCATTGCCTAGCCAGTTAAAGCATATTAAAGCATTAAGAAACCGTTATTTGCGCTCGCAATATGCGCATTTATCAGCCTTAGATAGAGCAAATAAAATGGCTGAAGAAAATGGATTGTCCGCTAATAGCGTTGAGGCTCGTCAGTTGAGAATTAGAGAATTAAACGATTTGCGTAAATCCAATACTTGCCCTCGCTGCCGTGGCACTGGTGAAGTCGGTAGAGTGCAAAAGCACGAATGCCCGGAATGTAACGGTAAAGGTCAATTAAAAGCCAATATTTATCACTTGATGAAGTCTTTAGATTGCACAGAGGCTTACTTTAAGCGCTATCTAAATGCACTTGTTGTTTCCTTTGAGCGCCATTGTTACGAGGAAATGAGTTGCGCCGAGAATGTGATCAAGCAGTATTTGAAAAAAGAAATGCAATAATAGTTTATATATGTGATGCAGATCACAGACTATTTTTAGTGGATAAATATAATTAAATACTGTTACTTTTTATGGAGGCTATATGCGAAAAATATTAACTGTTTTATCTGCTTTTGTTGTTATTAGCTGCTCTAGTGGTAATGGAGCGAGTACAACAAAATTGAATTATTTAGAGGTTGATAATTTTTTTAATTCAAAAACAGATATTGATGGGAAAGGAAGTCAATATAGCCTTTTACTGAAGAAAGAAGTGCCATTTACAAGTGAAGAAATACTGAGAACCGAAATACACTACAAAGCTATAAAGCGAGCTATGGCAGAGGTAAATCCAGCGACAGCCGGTTACTATGAACAGATCACAGATAGAGAACAGTTAGAAAGCAAAAAAATCTTTTCCGGCAAAAGATTTACTGTGAATTACATCAAAATTATAGAGAAAGGCGAATATCCAACTGTTTTATTGAACGAAAGAGTGGAAATTGTAAAAAACGATGGTGGCGTAATATATCCAAAATACCCTAAAACATTCTATACAGTTAAGTTTGACTGCAGAAATCCGCATAATGATTCCATAAAGAATATGTATGTAAAAAGCATCATTCCAGAAAAAGGAAATGCAGAAGTTATTTTTGAATTGCTCAATCCAATAAGAGTTACTGGTGGCGAGAAAATTAAGTTAAGATACTACTTTCCTAATAATACGGTTACAGATGAAGAGATGTATTATTCAAGAGAGGCTGCTGAATCGTCAATGTATATTTTCGATAAGGCTAAACAAGTAGCTTGTGTGGGGTGATTAAATGAGGTTATTTCTGCTGGTATTGTTTTCACTTGTAACTAATACAGTATTTGCAAATCACACAACTTGCAATGATATAGGCGACACTGTTATTTGTCGTGGTTCTAACGGATTTTCAAGTACAACACACAGAATTGGCGATACCTATATCACAAGTGGATCAGGCGGTTACAGAGCAACAACTCACCGTATAGGCGATGATATATATCGAGGTCATGATAACAGAGGGAATAGCTGGAATGTATTTGATGATTCCAACGATAAATACTAGGCGATAAACGCTTGTAATATATATAGATTCATTGACTTTTCAAAAGTTTTGCAGTAAGATTTATAAAAATAGCCGGAGTGTAATTAGCACTTCGGCTTTTTACTTTAAATTGCAATGTCTTACAAGGACACATTGCATCAACCAAGACCCGCTTAATTGCGGGTTTTTTCATTTATACAAAACGGATAACCAATGCAAGACAACGGAGCGCCTAATAATGGCATTGATATTATCGCAACGGTTATCTCTCTAGCATTTTCTGGTTTAGGTGGCGTTGTTAAGTATATAACAGCAGCGCAGTCTATCGGTGCAAACGTTAAATTATCTGCCGTTGTATCTAGTTTTCTTGTTGGTGCATTTAGTGGGATGGTGGTGGCATTTTTCTTGATGTCACAAAGCATTGATACGCTAATGATTATCTCAATCGCTGGTGCGTTTGGATATTTTGGTGTTCCCGCTCTATGGGGGTTGTTAAGGGTTTTCTTTCGCCAAATCGGCGGTTCGGTTGATGACCTAAGCCCTAACTATTCAATGAAAGACATCGAAAGGGAAACAAGCAAAAAACGATCATCATCTTATGACGATGAAACGCCAGTTTTTGGTGATCAGGAAGAAGAAATTATAGCGGATAGCACAGACGAGCAAAGCGATGTAAAGGCAAGGAGCAGAGAAAATGGGTAGAGAGAGAGCTGCAAGAATGGGAATTGCGCTCGATAGGCTATTTGGCTGCTGCCTATTTATTGGCTGCATCGGGCTATCAGCGCAAATATACAGTCAAAATAAGAGCCTGGAAATGCTCAAAGAAAAGTACGACCAGACAGTACAGTTAGCAGAAGAGCGAACGAAACGGATTGATGCTCTTCGGGATATGGTAAGCGACAGAAATGACAGAATTGAATTCTTGCTTGAAGAACAAGCAAAGGAGCGTAAGCGAAATGAAGATAAGCTGGATGGGATTAGTAAGATTGTTCTTTCAAGTAAATGCGTTCGTGGCGATAGTGTTAGCCGTGATGTTATTAACAGGCTGCTTAAATCAGAATAGCAATCCAGTCGAGAAAGTTAAAATTGTTAGGATTGCGATTCCAGACAATCTTCTTATCACTTGCCCTAAACCAATGCTTAAAGGTGAAACAACTGCTGATGTTGCGGTTTATGCAGTTAAAGTCACAGATCAGTTAAAAATCTGCAATAGCCGAATCCTACAAATTAAAAACCTCGTTGAAGATAACGAGCGAGAAGTTACGCAAAATTCAGAAAGCGAATTAGAGCCTATTAAATTAGGTGATAACAAAGAACATCGCCAAAGTGGTAAAGGGCGAGCGGATAACAAAAAATAGAGGGTGTTAATAATGTTGATTTCTAAAGAGAGATTTAACAAAGTATTCCCTAATGCAGTATCGGGAATGTACGATGCAATCGACAAGCAAATCGCTGTTGCCGGCTGCATTACTAAACCGCAGCAAGCTATGTTTCTTGCGCAATACGGACACGAAACGCAAGGATATACAAGATTGAGCGAAAACCTAAATTATTCTGCAAATGGTTTAGTTAATGTTTTTCGCAAATACTTTCCAACGTTAAACCTTGCTAAACAGTATGAACGAAAACCGCAAGCAATAGCAAATAAGGTTTACGCTAATCGCATGGGTAATGGTAGCGAGACAAGCGGTGACGGTTGGAAGTATAGAGGTAGAGGGTTGCCGCATCTTACTGGTAAAGATAATTACGGCAAATTCCAAGCATGGCTAGGCAAGACAGTTGATCCTGAAGAATTATCAACCGATTTAAACTTGGCAATTAAAGCCGGTGTTTGGTATTGGCTGGCTAATGGATTAGCTAATCTTGGATCTGTTGAAAAAGTTACCGTAAGAATCAACGGCGGCACAAATGGATTAGAAGAACGCTGCAAATTGTATCGTGCGCTAATGGTGGATTAAGCTATGCAAAAGTATATTTACTGTGGGTTAGGTGTTTTAGTTACTGCACTATGCACTGTGCTTGGGCATCAAGCAAATACCATTAAAAGCCTTGAATTAACTAATGCAGAACAAGCCAAAACAATCGAAACTCAATCCAACTCAATTAAGCAGCTAAAAGCAGACATTGAGGAAAATGAGCGCTTAACGTTTGAATTATCAAATGCAGATAGCAAAACAAGAGAGGAAACCAATGCGATTATTAAATCAATTCCGAAATCTGATAAGCAAAGCAGTGCATTTAACGCCAATGCTCCTGTTGGCATTATTAACTTCTTGCGCCAATAAAGCGCCACAAGTTGTTACTTGTCAAAGATTGCCGGTTGCTTATTTATCTCATTTAGATAAAACACAGTTTGCCGGTGAAACATACGGCGACATTGCGCAATACTCAGTGATTTTAAAACGTGAGCGTGATATGTGCTTAAATCGGATTGAGAAAATCCGTGAATGGCACACAGAGAAGTTAAGTAAATAGGGGAGTAAATGTTTTTTCCAAAATCAAAGAAGAAACTTCTTGAAGAGGGGTTTACCCATCATTGCAAAGTATGGGGAATCCCTTGTTATGTTGGTGGACTGGATGAAGAAGATTATCTTATTGATACCGCCAACTTTATCCCTAGCTGGGTGTTAGACTTGGCTGATGTAATCTGCTTTACCATGCTAGATTATCAAAATAGAGATAATCCGCATTATCTTAAAGGTTGGTCTATCCATGTAGGCGACCCGCTTTAACTAAAACAATACGCCCGCTTAATTGCGGGCTTTTTTATATATCGTTTATGGCAAGAAAGAATTGGAACGCACTTCAAATAGAATACATCAAGTCTTATGCAAAGACTGGTGTATCAGTATCAGAATGGTGCAGAAAGAAAGGACTAAACTTTGCCACTGCGAAACGCTATATCAAAAAGCCTGAAACAGCATTCGCACAGTTAGATGAAATCCAAAAGGGTGACAATCGAGAAGTAAAAGCAATTAAGAAAGCCGTTAAAAACAATACGAATAAAATTGCTGAGTTGGAAGTTGTTGAATCTAAAGAAGATTTAGAGGAAAACTGCGAAATTAATTGCGAAATTGCGAATGAAACTGCGAAACCAACTGCGAAACCGTCTAGATTCTCTTCTGAATTACAATCTCAAAGAAGAATAAAGCATGGCGGTTACGCTCGTTACTTTAAAGATAAATCAGCCTTTGATGTTGTAGTTGATTTTGGCCTTAAAGACGAGATTGATTTAATGCGCCAACGTGCCATTGCATCAATCGAGAATCTTGAAAAGTTCACTGCTGATTTAAGTCACTGTAAAACGGCTGAAGATAAAGAGGTTACTTATAAGCTAATTAATGCCGCCCAGAACGCATTAGATAGAGCGGTTGCACGAATTGAGAGTTTAAGCCGCACAAATAACGATATTGATTTAGTGCTTGAAACAATCGAATTAAGAAAGGCTCAAACGAAAGAAACCTTGCTCAAGGCAGATAAGCTCGCACAAGAGTTAGGCGCAAGAGCAGCAAGCAAACACAAAGTGGAATACACAATGGATTTTACAGGCGGCGATGATGAAGATTAATTATATCGCCTCGCCAACCTTTCGCCGAGTACATAAATCAAACGCATTAGTAAAGGCAATTCGTGGCCCGATTGGTAGTGGTAAATCAGTTGGGTGTGTAATGGAAATGTTCCGCATTTGCTTAAACCAAGAGCCTAATTCTGATGGTGTTCGCCGTACTCGTTGGGCTTGCGTGCGTAATACTTACCCTGAGTTAAAAGGTACAGTAATCAAAACATTCCAAGACTGGATTCCTGACAGTATTTGCCCGATTAAATATGACAGTCCAATCTCAGGATTGATGAAAATTAATCATCCTGACGGCGAAACAACGGTTGAGGCTGAATTTATGTTCCTATCTATGGATAAGCCAAAAGATGTTAAGAAATTAATGTCACTTGAGCTTACAGGGATTTGGATAAACGAGGCTCAATTCTTGCCAGTGATGCTTGTTACTGAGGCTGTTACTCGTACAGGGCGTTACCCTAAAAAGAGCGTATTAGAGGGATTTGATGGCGCAACCTGGAACGGCATGATTATGGATACAAACTCGCCTGATGACGATCACTGGTGGCATGAATTTGAAACCGCTATTGATGAAGAAACAGGCGAAAGTCTAACGCCTAAAGGATGGGAGTTCTTCACTCAACCTGGCGCATTAATTGATATTACAGGCATCCCATATAGCTCTTTATCTGATGAAGTCAAAGCCAATATTGCGGCTGGCTTATACGTTGAATATAAAGGGCATAAATTCGTGGCTAATCCACTTGCTGAGAACGTTGAAAACCATAAGAAAGGTTATGGGTACTGGTTCGGTAACTTGCAAGGTCAAACGCTCAACTGGATTAAATCTCGCATCTGTAATGAGTTCGCAACAGTACAAACAGGTAAACCAGTTTATATGGATCACTTCAACAAAGAATTGCACGTATCAAAAGATAAATTATTGCCAGTTAAAGGATGGCCAACATTTATCGGTCTTGACTTTGGTCTAACGCCAGCCGCAATTATCGGTCAGGTTGCACCAATCGGGCAGTTGCGTATCACTGATGAAGTCGTTGCAACTGGTATGGGGATTGAACGATTTATCCGTGATCAGCTCTC